CTTGACCAGCACCAAATATTCCTAATTGTTGTTGTCTTGCCAAGTCAGCCTGCGCCGCCGCTTGCGCCTGCTCAAAGCCTGCTTGTCTTAAACCAGCAGCTGTTCTAGCCATCTGCTCTGCGTATGGTCTTTGTGATTCTGCTTCTAGTATTGCAGAACGAGAACCACCAAAAGCACCAGCTCTGATTGCTCTTTCCTGCGCACCGCCACGCGCTATATCAGCTTGTCGCTGTATATCCTGCATAGCTAAATCTATAACTTGTTGTTGATACGGCGATTGATATGCGCCTATATCTTGACTTAATAAACCTCTAAATTGTGGGGTAGCAACTGGACCTATTTGTGCTGCACCTGGAGCTTGTGTTGCTTCTATCGTTGGTGCTTGAAAACCAGTAACAGGTTGTATGGTAGGTCTAAACTGTTCTTGTGCCATACCTTGTAAAGCTCTAGTTGGGTCATAACCCATACCTGTTTCAAATAGTCCCCTAGTAGCTTGAAACTGTCGTAATTGGTCTGGAGAAAAACCAGCAACCATTGGGCCTGTATAAGGTATAAATGGTTGTCTTGCAACGCCTTGTGCTTGACTGTAAAGCTCTTTAAACTGTGCTTCTTGCCATGCTGGTAGTTCTACTGAAGTTTCTGTTCTGGTTTTTCCTTTACTCATAAGTCTTTTCTAATTAAATGTTCTGTCTCAAATCCTAGATGTTTTATCTTTCTAATCCATCCTTTTCTACCGCCACCGTATAATCTTTTGATACCTGCGGCTTTTGCAAATGCTTCTATTGATGGTAGCATTTCTTCTAATTCTTCGTAATCACCACCACAAAATAATAAATTCATTGCTTTAACTTGTGGATATATTACAAATTCTGTTATGTATGCAGACTTTTTGCCTGGCCATAAATGGAATATACCATGTCTTATTTTATCTTCTATATCGTCAATTGTATAGGAATCTTGATATTTTACAGCTTTTGCTATATAGGGTTTACACCTTTCCCATTCAATTTCCCAAGGATCTTTCTTCGCTTGGTTTATATCAATTACGTTATTAGTCGCCTCTTGCATATTCTACGATGTTTAAAAATATATCTATATTTGCATGGTTTACTTGTGCTTTTATTATTTCACCGTCTTGTAAAATTATTCCAGAATTAACAATTAATTCCTCTGTACCATAGGCAGCTATATTATGGTTTTTAAAAAGAAAAAACTCAGTAGAGCTTGTATCTACAATAGATATATCTAAGTTTGTTTGTTGGTTGCCATGATCACAAGCAAATATACCCATGATAACTGAAAAGTTAAAATCACTTCCACCGTTTGGTGAGGTATAAAGTGTTTGCTGTGTAGTTGTTGTAAATGAATATTTTACATTAACAGCTCTTTGTAAGTATTGTCTTTGTGAGGTTAATTCTATACTCATCTTCTACCTCTGGTTCTTACGTTTAATCTTATATTACCAACTTGGAAGTCTTGGTTTGTGCTACCTGTTACAGTCATTTGTACTTGTCTTGCTGTAAACCTAGCATCGGTATATCCGTCATTTTCAAAAGTAAAACTACCAAAGTCTGTTTCGCTACCTAATGGGGTAAACTTACCTTTAAAACTTATGGTTACACCTGGTAATGTATTTGCTTCTTCGTCTGGAATAATTTGGTTACATTGCACATAGTTATCACCATTACCTAATTCTATTGGACCACTTGTACAAAATGGTGCATCACTATTTAGGTTTGGTGAATTAGATAAAGTAGTTGATTCGTGTTCGTAAACAAAACCATTTGAATCACCAGCAATAGGATAATTAAACGCACCTTGGTCAATCCAACAGCCTCTATCTAAAGAACCTATAGACCAAGTATTTTCTAAGTAATTCCAGATTACATATTTGTTTGGTGTGTATTGTCCATCACCTACAGGAAAACCCCACCATATTTCGTTAAAGTTAGAATTATGTCCACCCCAACATGATTGCTTACCCTGTATGTTTAGATTGTCATATACATAATCATGCACATCACATTTAATTTCTCTAACAACACCATCGTAAACAAAGAATGAGTTTTCACCCATCCACGCAAGAAAGTTTCCTGTTTGCACGACTGATCTTCTACTTACAGCTTTACAGTTTGCGCCTGCTGCTGCGATACCATAAACAAACGGAGAACCTACATAGCTCATTCTATCAATACCAGTATCACTAAAGACTATGACATCGTTTTGATATTTAACACCTAATAATGCACGACCACCTGTAGGTATTTGCACATCACCTGCTGTATTGGTAGCTTTAGATGTCCAGGTATTTCTATCTTCTCTATCACTCCAAGATACCTTTCTAGGGTCGCCACCTGAACCAATAGCAACTAAATGCCTTTCATTAGTCACTAGAACAGCCTGACAGCCTGTAGGAGCGTTTGTTACGACTGTGGCAATGGTATCAGCTGTACCGCCTGAATTAGGTTGCCATTTGTAGATTTTACCGTCACCAGAAAAACAAAAGACTAAATCCTCACCCCAGTTGTCAAAGGAGAAATGACCTGAAGCAAGAGGTAGTCCAGATTGGCTTCTAGCATCGCCATAATCTTCTACGTTATAGTGGTATGCACCGTAACCAAGAGGATCGTTATCAGCGTCACTTACAAAACCAGTTGGTGTTATATCAGTCCAAGTATTGTCGTATAAGACGTATACCTTTTGTCTTGTACCTACAGCTAGTATGGATTCACCAAGATTATCCTTATAGGCATACATACCTATAGGCTCACCAGTTAGTGCTGTGTTTCTTAGTTTAGTCCAACCACCAATAGGTTTGAGAAATCCGTTTTCAAAACGCACAAGATTGCCGTCAACCCAACGACCTTTGTTAGCATAGTCAGTACCGTTTTTGACTATGCCAGCGGGCGGAGTTACAGGCAATAGTGCCATTGTTTAACCTATAGTTTTAGTAACAGATGTTGGATTGATTTGGCCATCAATGTTGCTGTCTAATCCTGATTTAAGATTAGCAACTTCTTCATCACCCATACCAGATGTAACCCAACCAGTAACTACGTCATTGGTAAGATCTGCGAATGGTATAAAGTTAGATATATCATCTGCATTAACGCTGTGAGTACCATAAATAGAAGCTGAATAGTTATTACCTTCAGCGTCTTGTTGATCGCTTTCTGCGTTTAATCGCCAATGAACCACATAAACGACATCAGAATGTCCATCGTGTGTTGGGTAAACGTCTACTGTTTTGCAGTCCCATGTATATGTATTTGCCATTTTTATTCTCCTTTAAGTAAGTTAATTTCAGATTGTAAGGCTTCAATCTGTGCTTGTTGTTCTTGTATAGCTTTAGTCAAAAGAGGTACAAGTTTGCTTT